CTACTCAGTATTTGGTCCAGGTAATACAAACAAATTTACTGCTGACGTAGAATTATCAGATGATACATATTCAAACGTAACTAACGTCGGTGCATTCTCGTTCTCTGGATTGGAGGGATGGAGATATCTTGAGTCTACTGGATTTGGCGATGATGCTGGTAAGTATGTTCAACAGGGAGATATTATTCAGTTTACAGATGCTGACAGTGTTGTAAACAGAGTTATCGTTCAGTCTACTAGCAGTCCATCTGGATCTACTAAAACTAGAATCTTCTTAGATTCTGCTTTACATGCAGATGTTGTAAATTCTTCTGTAGTTAGAATTAGACCTAGACAAAAGAATAGCAATTCTTCTACACTAATTTTCCCAACTGGCAGTAAGCAAATCAAGACTCTCGTAAAAGATGTCTCTGATTCTAAGTTTAAGTATTACTTTAGAAGAGACTTTGTTGTTGAAGCATCTTCGGGTGGTGGTAACTTAACGTTTGCTGCTCAACTTCCATTTGGAACCCAAAGATTTGTCAGATACACGAAAGAAAATTATATCGTAACTGTTTTAGACAAAGGTTCCTCTACTGTCATTTCAAATGGCGATATTCTTTATATTGACGACAGTTATGTAAAGATTGATACATCAACTGATTCTACCAGTGGTTTGACTTCTGGTAGTATTAGAATTGTTCTCCCAGATGATTTCTTTGGAACAAGTCTTTCTGCTCCATATCCTAAACTAAAATTAAGTGCTACTTTAGAAGTAACAAAAGCAAAACCAAGACTGAAGACTGCTATTACCAACAAGAGAATTTCTATTGCTGCTGCTGGTGATAGAACTATTCCTCTCAGAGGATTTGACTATGATAGTGAAGACACCCAGAGCTACAGTTACTCCGATGTCTACAATCTAAGATATGTTTATCTTGGTGGTCAGAATCCACCAGTTGTAGATACTGAAGGAACACTTGTAAGTGGAGAAGATATCACAAACAGATTTACGTTCGATGATGGTCAAAGAGATACCTTCTTAGATGTTTCCAGAATCGTTCTTAAGTCTGGTTTTGATGCACCAGATGGACAGATTGTTGTTGGATTCGATTACTTTGATCATTCTCAAGGAGATTTCTGCACCGTAGATTCATATCTACATGAAGCAGGTGTTGGTGAGGATGAGATTCCTCTATTCAACTCTTCTGTTTATGGAACAGTTTCACTGAAAGACGTTATTGACTTTAGACCAAAGGTAGATAGCAGTTCAGTTATTAGTGGATTCCAAGATAAGTCACTGCTTTCTTCTGGAGACTTTATCAACTTCACTGGTTCTGGTGGTATTGCTGCCAGCACACCTGCAGTTGATACAAACTTAGAATTCACAATTTCGTTCAGTGAATCACAATATCTCGATAGAATTGATGGTGTTTTCTTGACGAAGAAGGGAGAATTCATTGTTAAGCAAGGAAATTCTTCACTAAACCCAGCAAAACCAGATATGGTTGATGACGCGATTGCGTTGTGCTATGTTTACATTCCTTCGTTCACAGTTTCCAATAAAGACGTAAAGGTTATTCCAGTCGATAACCGTCGCTACACAATGCGTGACATTGGCAAATTAGAGAAGCGCATTGAACGTCTAGAGCACTATACGACTCTTAGCATTCTAGAGCAGCAAGCTCTAAACATGCAGATTAAAGATGATCTTGGTCTAGACAGATTTAAGAGTGGATTCCTTGTAGATAATTTTGAAAGTCATAAAGTTGGAAACTTGCAGTCAATTGACTATAGATGTTCAATTGATACTCAACAGGCAGTATTGAGACCTCAAGCAAGAGAAGATTCACTTGGTCTCGTAGAAGTTAATCCTGCAAATGACGAAAGAGTTATTAATGGATATTCATTCAATGATGGTATTGTCACTCTACCATTTACCGATCTGAATCTAGTTCAGAACGTATTTGCTACGAAGACAATTAATCCAAACCCATTCGTTGTTCTCCAATATGCTGGAGATGTGGAGTTAGATCCATTCATTGATCAGTGGTATGATGATTCTACAGAACCAATTCTCGTAAATGATAATACTGGACTCTTTACAATTTTCTCTGCTAAACAGAATGTATATGAGTCATTCTCAAGCATTTACAATAACTTCATCATCAACTGGGTAGGAACGGATAGAACTTTCTATAACATCGAACCACTCACTTCAATTACATCTGAGAAATCAGTTTCTAGTGTTGAGTCTGCTTCTGTTGCAAGTAGTTCAAATATTAGTCCTCAAAACTTTGAACTTGCACAAGGTATTGGCAAGAAAGTTGTTGGTGGCAAATCGGTTGTAAATGCTCTGCAACTTTTTGCTAGAGGAAAGGCAGTCAAGTTCTCTGTAAGAAGAATGAAACCAGAGACAGAGATGTTTGTCTTCATGGATGGTAGAAACATTGGTAGATATGTAGTTCCCGATATTAGATTTACAGGAGTTGCTGGTAATTCACCATCATCATTTGGCGGATCAATTGTTACAGACGAAAATGGTAATGCTAGTGGTATTATTATTATTCCTTCTGGATATCCACCTGCACAAGGAACTTCATGGACAGGTGATATTGAAACTGTTGTTTATGACAATACTGTAGACGGTCTTAAGTTCTCTACTGGAGAAAAGACCATTAGGTTTACTTCCAGTTCTACTGATGAAGATAAGACAATCGTAGATACTTACGGTGAAGTTAAGTATTATTCGATGGGAGCACTTCCCGACAACCCACAATCTATCATTTCCACAAGACCTTCAGTCTTCAAAGCAAATGAAGGTGTTCAGTCAACAGAAAGCAATACTGACATTGAACTAAAACCAAATCCATTGGCACAAACCTTTAAGGTAGAAAATTACAATGGTGGTGTATTCTCAACTGGCGTAGACCTCTTCTTCAGCAAGAAGAGTTCTTCTATTCCAATTAGAGTTTATCTAACCAATGTTGACCTAGGAAAACCTGCTAAAAACATTGTTCCTGGATCTGTATCTGTATTGAATCCAGAGACTAGACTTAGAGTCTATGCTAGTGGAAACCTTTCAGTTCAGCAAGGTGAAAATGTTTTAGGTTCTCAATCTGGAGCATCTGGTCCTATCTCTAGAGTGTATGATAAAAATGATGTTGAAGTAACTCCATTGACTGATGGATCTATCAACCTCGATAATGAGCAAGTATATACTTTAATACTTTCTAATCACAATGGAACTGCATTCTTGCAGAATGAAACTATTACATCACCATCACTGACATCTTTCAATGCTCAGAATGCAGCGGGTCTCACTTTGACCATCGCAAAAGATTCTGGAAAAATTGTAGAACTTACAGTTAATAACACTGGAAGTGGATATGATAGTGCAATTCTAACCATTGAAAGTCCTCAACTTCCTGGTGGTTCTACTGCTACTGCCGTATGTAAAGTTTCTGGTGGTAAGGTTTACGATGCTGATATCACAATTCCTGGAACTGGATATACTGAGAATCCATCAATTGTTGTAAAGGGAACTGGTAGTGGAAATTCTGGTGCTATCATTAAAGCACGCATTGAAGTTGATACTCCTGCAGTATTGATGGGAGTTTCTACTGATGTTGAAGGAGTTACCGAGTCTATTACTCCAACACACTTTAGATTTAAGCATCCAGTTTACTTACAGAATAATGCAACATATGCTCTTGTAATTGAAACAGATTCTACCGATTATAATCTATGGACATCCGAACTTGGACAGTCTGATATTTCAACCAATGTCACTGTCACAAGTCAACCTGGATTGGGATCAGTTTATAAGTCACAAAATACCGATTCTTGGTCCGAAGATTTATTTGAAGATATCAAGTTTACTCTATACAGAGCAGAATTTGATATTAGCAAGACAGCAAATCTATATCTTAAGAATGAGTCTCTTGGATATGAAGAACTTGATCTCAATCCAATAGAAACTTCAGCGAGGTCTGGGTCAACTGCTACATCGCCACTATTCAAGAACAACAATACAGTTCTCAAAGTTAACCATAGAGATCATGGTTTTGAAGACCGTGGACATTCATATGTCTTCTTCAAAAATGCTCTTGATGTTGGTGGTATTACTAGCGCAACTCTTAACACTAACCTATTCCAAGTCTCTAACGTTGGACTTGATAGTTATACAATCATTGCTCCATATAGAGCAGGTGGAAGTGAAATTGGTGGCGGATCTGTTCTTGCTTCACACAATAGAAAGTATGAAAAGTTATATGCACAAGTTCAGTATTTACAGACAGAAGGAACTCAGATTAATTCCTTCGTAAGAACTACTAATGTTGTTCCTGTAGATTCTCAAACACTGAACTATACTTCATATTCAGTTTCCGATTACGAAAAGACTTTCTTGAATGAAGAGCAATTCTTCGGCAATCAAAAGATGATTGCATCAAATATCAACCAAACAATCAATGATCTTTCAAATTCATTAACATATAGATTAGAACTTTCTTCCGATGTTTCTTATCTATCGCCTGTAGTTGATGTAAGATATTCTTCGATTAAACTATCCAGCAACCGTGTTGAAGATGGTAAAGGTCAAGAAGATAGATATGGAAAGAGGTATCAAAAACTACGTTTCTTCCCAATTTACTACTTTGCTGTTTCTGGAACAAATGATGCTATTGATCTTGGACAAACTGTTCAAGGAACTACATCTCAAGCAAGAGGTGAAGTTCTCAAGTATGACAGTGGTGTAATTTGGGTAAGATTGACCACATTAAATTCATTCACAGCGAATGAAACACTATACTTCTCAGAACAATCTGCAACTGGTGGAGATTTTGATGGTGTCACATTAACTATCGCTCCAACCAGCAACACTAATCCAGGAGTTATTAAAGTCAATCCATCCTTCGATGTTGGCGAAACTGTTCTTGGTATGAGTCCAGATGATACCACTATTACTTACATCAACAAGATTTCTGGAAAGGTTATCTATTGGGATTCTCAATCTCAAGAATTGATTGTTGAAAATGATAAGCGACCAATCAATGATGATTATGTTTCTGAGATTACTGTCGGAAGTTCTTTTGCAAGAAAGGCGGCGATAGGAAATCAAGATAGTGATATCTTTAGAGCAAATGATTTGATTTATATCAACGGTGTTGCAACTTCTGATGTTAAATTCCTGAAAGTAATTTCTATGGAATTTGAAGATGGTGTTGACTTTGTTTCAGAAACAAATTCTAAGAATGGTTCATCTCTAGCAAAATATGTAACTAAGGAGATTGCAATGAGCATGTCTGGCACAGCACTTGATGTTAGACTAACAGCGAATGTAAAAGAGATCTCCGATATTAAGGTCTATTACAAAATTAAACAAGATTCTTCTCAAGAAAATTTTAATGATATTGATTGGGCAGCATTCAATGCTGATGGTAGTCCTGATGCTGAAATGCTCCCAACTTCTTCAAATACAATTTCTGGAGATTTTGAGAGTCAGAAAGCATATCAAGAATTCACTTACAGTGATTCTGGATTGCCATCCTTTAGTTCATTTGCTGTGAAAGTTGTAATGCAAACTACCGATCCAGCATATGTTCCTAAGGTCCAAGATCTAAGAGCAGTTGCATCGTTCTGATGAAACAATATCTGAAAGTAAAGGGGCATGAGGGTCTATATAGAGACACGACTACGGGTGCGATTATAAACACTCAAAAACCTCAGAGAAGCAGTTTTAGCAATACTTTTAACTCTGCCTTAGATGACATAAATATATTGAAGAATGAAGTCTCTGAAATAAAAAATCTTCTGAAAGAGTTAATAAGACATGCCAGCAACACTTAGAGAAGTCCTACGAAGTAATACCTTTGAAGAGCAGCGCCAGATAATTAATATTCTGGCGAATGATTTCTTCTCATATAGTTCTGGAACGGGATTTAGTTCGTTCTTGAACTTAGTAGATGGAACGGAACCTCAACCTGCTTTATTTTTTGATAGCGCAAATGATCTAGGCATTTTTAAAGCGCCAACTTTAGATATAGATGGTAATGCAGTCAATCATCTGGGAATTTCTTCGGATGGTTCAAAAGTATTCAGTGCTGGCAGCGAAAGCATTAGAACTTTTAGAGATTTATTAATTAGAAGTTCTACAATCACTGCCGCTTCTGTTGGTGCTTATGGATCTTACTATAAAGCAAACGGAAATTTTGATGTAAGTCTTGATGGTGGCAATGGAACAGGAGCTATTGCTAATATAACTTCAACAGCATTTGAAGCTACTATTACCAATGGCGGTTCGGCATATCCTACAGGAACTCTTACTGATGTCGAAATCACAGGAGGATCTGGAACATTAGCAACCTGCGATCTTGTTGTAAGAGGTATTGAAGGATCTATCACGGATCCTGGAACTGGGTATACAGACTCGGGTGGAGCTCCTTTAGATTATACTGATATTCCACTAACTTCTGTTACTGGAAGTGGTGTTGGGGCAAGATGTGATGCTCAGATTTTAACTGGTGGATTCATTACTCTTACAATTACTGAATCTGGAACTGGATATGCTAATGGAGACATTTTAACATTAGATAATGCAGATTTAGATTATGTTGATTCTGCTGGAAATCCAAGAACACAATCAGGTTCTGGATTTGAATTTACTATTAATGCAGAACCATATGTAGTAACTGCAGTCAATCCTCCATCTGGTGATTGGAAAGGAAAAAATTATTTAACAACCGACACTGGTCTTGGTGTTACAGGAACTTCTTCTGGTTCTGGATTAGCATTTGAGTTTACTAAAATTGGTTTCATTTCATCAGTAAACAGTATTGTTGATGGTGGTAATGGATATGCATCTAATGCATTACTTTCTCCAGTTGCAGCAAAAGGAGAACAAGATGCTTGGTTAGGTATTGTTAGAACATTTGAATATACTGTTAGTGTATCTAATCCAGGTCCAGGAAATAGATATTATATTGATATTGGGGATGGAAATGGACCACAATTGCATCCAAATCTAACTCTTGAAAGAGATGCAGTATATAATTTTGTTTATAGTAATCCCGCAGATTACGATATACATCCACTAAGATTTGCTACGATTTCTGATGGTATCCACAATATAAACGATATTGATGGATCATCAGATTACACATCAAATATCTACGTATTAGATACTATTGGAGTAGGAGTCCAACTCTATATTCCTCCAGATCAATCACCATCTACAATATATTATTACTGTGCTGTTCATGGAGATATGATCGGAACAGCTCCAGATGCTGGTCGTATTGACATTGAATCACAAAGAGGTAATGGGGCAGTAATTAGAGTAGACAGTGTTGATAATTTTAATGCTGGAAGTTTTGGAATTTCTGGAGATATTGATGGAAAGAATTTAACTCTTTCTGAAAGTCTTACTACAGGAACCAATGCAATTATTGGTGGTTCTGTTACATCTGGAACAGGAGTTGTTATTAATGCAGGGGATCTTGTAGTTTCTGCTGGTAATGCAAATATTTCTGGAACTATTAGTGTAGCAACATTAGCAACTGTTGGAACTTTAACCGTTGCTAATGAAGATGCAGATGGTCTATCTTTATCGACAGTTGGTGATGCGTCTATTGGTGATAGTTTAATTGTAAACACGTCACAGTTAATTGTTGATGAACCAAGTGGTTTTGTTGGAATTAATGCTGTAGATTTTGCAGCAGATTCTGAGACAAATCCGTTAGAATATAATTTATCTGTATTTGGAACTCTTTATTCGTCTGGAAATGCTATTCTTTCTGGAGATACAAGTTCTACTTTCCAAATTGGAGAGAATGAGAGCTTTGTTGCATCTGAAAAGTTCTCTGTATTGGGAGACTCTTTATTTACTGGTTATTTGTCTATAGGTTCTGGATCAGCATCTGAACCTTCCCTTAGATTTGATAGTAATCCAGTTGGTTTATATAGCTATGATGACGGATCTAATACAGGTATTGGAGTCACAAATTATTCAGGTAAAGTAATTAATATCAATGGTGGAGAGATTGAATTCTATAGAAATTTAGATTTTATATATGAGTTCATTGATACTTACACAATTGTTGCAGGATCTGGATATGCAACTGGATCTTACTCAAATGTCACTCTAACAGGTGGTGGTGGCGAGGGTTTAATCGCAGATCTGGTTGCAGCATTTACAGTAAATATCACAACTCCTGGTGCTGGATATTCCCCAGCAGATTATGTAAACGTATTTTTATCATCTGTTACGTCTGCTCCTCTTGGCGCTATACAATCTTATGATGTTACTTTTGGCGGATCTGATTATGTTACAGGAACTTATACAAATGTTCCCCTTCAAAATGGATCTGGAACTAATGCAACTGTAGATGTTACTGTAACTGGAGGTTCTATTACCAGTGTTATTCCAAATGTTGTTGGTTCTGGATATGTAGCAGGAGAAAGTGTATCTATTAACACCAGTGATATTGGTGGATCTGGTTTAGATACTATAACAATTGTTAATGGTGGTAGTGGATATACCGATGGATCGTATCTTGGTGTAGACTTCGTAACCACAAGTGGAACAGGATCTGGTGCAAGTGGAAACATTACTGTTTCTGGAGGAGCTGTAACAGATATTGTCCTTCAAAATACTGGTTCTAATTATAGTCTATCTGATGTTCTTTCTGTAACTGGAACTGATATTACACAAGCAGCAATTGATACCGTTAGTATATCTTCTGCTGGAACTGGATATGCTAATGGTGTTTATCCAAATGTTGCTCTATCTACA